CACCGATAGCCTCTACCGCGCTGCCAACAACTCCGCCCCAGTCGATGCCCGCGAGGAACTTTCGGATGTCATCGCCAAAGGCCCGCCAGTCGAAATTCTCAACGGCAGAACTAAACGTGTCCAGCAGCCCCTTGACGTAGGAGGACAGGGTTTCACCAGCCTTGCCCCAGTCGATTGCTGCAAAGGTATTCGTAAGGGCAGTACCGATTGCTGCACCGAGGCCGCGCCAGTTGAAGTTGGTAATAACACCGTGTAGCACATCCAGCTTTGCTTCAAAATACTCGCCGAGGGTCTGACCGAGCTTCGCCCAGTCAATATCCCGGATGGCGGCATTGAGGCCCGTTGCAATAGCCTTGCCGATGTTTTCCCAGTCGATGCCCGTCAGCAACAGGTGCATCGTGTTGACGATGGTATTCACGCCGGATGCAAACGTGCTGCCGATCAAATCCCAGTCGATGGTATCCACCATCGAATTGATGGTATCACAGAGCGCGTTCACCCATTTTGTGATCGTGCCGCCCACGTTATCCCAGTCGATAAAGTCCTTGATGCTCTGGAAAGCTGCATTGATTTTTTCACCGATGATCTTGCCCAGCCCGGTGAAATCGCCATCGGCAAAAGCCTTTTTCAGACGATCCACAAAGTCGGTCACACTGGTATCAATGGGGACTTCTTCAAACATCTGGGATGGATCAACAGACCCGTCATCCTTTTTCGTAGACTTATCGGACAGCACATTCAGCTCATCAAAGCTGGCAAGCTGCCGCTTTGCATCCTTTGCGGATTTAGAGGTCTTGTCCAGCGACTTGGCGTAGTCCTCTTGGATGGATGTTGCCTTTTTATAGACCTTCTGCCCAGACAGTGCCGCCGTAAACATCCCGATATAAGAAATGGCCTCTACCAGCTTACTAATAAGGTGGGTAAGGGCCGGGGCTGCTGCCTGTAAAATCGGGTCAAACGCCGATGCCAGACTGTTTTTCAGCTGCGTAAGAGCAGATGTGATGGACGAGATGGCTTTGTTGGTAGAACTGGAATACTGCGCCAGATTACCGAATCCGGCCACCAGTGCCGCCCGCAGCTTGTTCACAAGCACAAACAGAGAACGAATGCCAAAAGTGTACTTGAGAATAGTTTTCAGGCTGGTTCCAAAGCCTGCATTCGCCGACTTAGAACCCTTGTTCAGCCCAACAAAAGACGTAGCCACCTTTTTTACTTGATCGGCGAGCAGCGAAACGCCTCTGCCCGCAAGGTCTTTGACCTCGCCCGCAATGCGCTGGATACAGGCAACAGCGGTATCCTTTGCCGCAATAAAGGCAGAACCGATCATCTTTCCCAGTGCGGAGAAAACAGAAGTGTTTTTGGCAAAGAACTTATCAACTGTGGCGCAAAGGTCATTGTACTTTGCCTGTACATCTTCCAGCTGAGCGGAATACTGGGCATACTGTTCGGTATCCGCGCCCGAAACAAAATCCTCCCCGTTGTCGGTGAGGATCTGCTGTGTAGCTTTCAAATCTTCGATCTTGCGCTTGGTCTGGTCAATGTCGTACTGGAGATTCTGGTATGCCTTGGAGGAATGCTTTACCCCGGTGGCATCCATCTTATCCT